GCCTCCTGGGCCGCCGCCATGGCCGAACTCAACGACTCCCTGGAGTCCAGTCTCTACGAGCTGCTGGAGGTAGTCCCATGACCCGCACCGATCGCCAGGACCGCGAGCGCGTCCGCACGCTGCTACTCGGGCTGCTGTGCCTCGCCCCAGGAAAGGCAGGCAAGCCTGCGGGCTGCGCGTCGAGGCGATCGGGAAGGATGATGCGATGCCCGGGCTGAGTGAGACCAAGGCCGGCGACAAGGTCGCCGTCTACCGGGGCTACCGGGGCGACAAAGAACCAGACCCCGAAGTCGCCATCGTCACGCGGATAACGGCTACGCGAATCATGATCGGGCCTGCGAAGTACAAGCGCTCGAATGGGCTCGAGATTGCGCCGAGCAGTGAGTGGTACGTGGATTACATTCGTCCACTAACGCCGGCAATCGCGGACGAAATTGCCGCTGCCAGGGCGGTGCGCAAAGAGTGTACCGATCGTCTTTATCTGGCGGACCTGGCAAAAGAGGCGCCCATCGCGTTGGTGCGCCAATGCGTACGAATCTTACAAGAGCAGAAGGAGGAGGTGACGCCGTGACCCGCATCATGAAGTGCGCCAGGTCCTGCACACACCCGGCCCAGGATCGCCTCCACGGCGCCGGGCTCAGGCTGCACAACTTGGTCGCCGAAGAAGGAGGCCTGGCGCTGCACCGTCTGTCTCGCCTTGACCCCTGGAAAGGCGAGCAAGCCATGACCCGCACCGATCGCCAGGACCGCGAGCGCGCCCGGGTGCTGCTACTCGGATCGGGGCGCCCGGCGGAACACGGGCCGGACGAAGCTGGGCCTCTCCGGCATGGTGCGTCGCCCCGAACCACTGCGCGCGCTGCTCACCACATCTTCGGGGCGCCGGGGGCTCGATCCGTCCGGTGGGGATGAGGAAAACGGCGTCTGCCTCTGTCGGTCGTGCCACGCCTGGCAACGGAGCCACCCGGTCGATTTCTTGCGCTGGGCCGAGGAGGAACTTGGGCGTCGAGGCTTTCGATGCGCTCTCGGCGCGGGCTCGGGCAATTGTCAAGCGCACAGGCGGCGAGTTGGCCGAGTTGCTTGAGGAGTTGGCGTAGTTCTGGACGGTGGTGTCTGCACCCTTGACTTGGCACGGTGGTGAGGGTTGGACGGAGCGACCCTCTCGCAGCCGACGGTATCATTCGTCAGCGAGAGGGTCGCTTGGCGCTGCACGTATGGAGCCGGGCAGTCGTCGCGACACTAATCAGCAGGGTCTCGACACTCGGTGCCGGTTGCCACGCATCGATCATTCCCACCTGGGTGCGTGTCGAGAATGCCTTTCGTCGGGCGGTCAGTCTTCTCCGGTTCGGGATTGTTTCACGTCTTCCGATATGGACACCGTCGGCGTCTGTTGCGTCGTCTGTACGCAGTGGCCGGTAAATCCGACGGAGTTCGAGAGTTGACGTACTCTCTGTCGCTGGTTGCATGAGCATGACATTGCCCTGCCGTTTCTCAGCGGGACGGCCACGCTACTACTTCCTGGGTGGCGGGAACCCCGATTTCCGTAGATCCTCGGGAGCGGGACGAGCTGGCCCCAGCAGCTTGGTTTCCGCACGCGTGTTGCGCCGCCTGCCTTGCGCGGCGCTCACGTGCCGTCGTGGAGGTGGCGCCTATCGGCTGATGAGGCTGTAGCGCTCAGGGGGAAAAAAGAAACCCCCTGCTGTGCGTGGCGACCGGTGAGAAAGCCTAGCAGCAGGGGGTTCTGTCCTCAGCAGTGCCCGGTACTGAGCAGGGGCGCTACAGACGCGAGGACTCTCTTGCTGCAAAATATACGTCATCACCAGTGCTTTCGCAACTGCGCGGAGCAGGTTCGACAAAAAAAGAGGTGGAAGCCGGCCGTCTCGGGCCGCGCCGTCCTGCGATGATCAAGATGGCAGAGGGGGCGTCTCCGTGTCAAGCCCGAAAAGCGCCGACCTGCTTGCTGTACTTGGCGATGAGCCGCGCGGCGGCGGCCCACTGCTTGTCGCTCAGCCGGCCGTGGCCTTGCAGGGCCTCGGCCAGGGAGTGGCCGAAGTCGCCGTCGTAGCGCGAGAAGCCGACGCCGTTGACGGTGCTGGCGTGATCCGGGTCCATCCCGGCCAGCTGGAGTATCGCCCGGGCGACGAAGTCCTCCTCGGCGTTGACGGGTCCGCGGAAGCGCCCGTCGTGGCTGACTGTGATCTCGCGGCCGTCGTGCTGGCCGTTGACGCGCTGGAGGACTTCGGCCTGCGTGCGCTGGGCCTTAGCTTCGGCCTGGACCTTCGCCTCGGCTGCCGTCTTCTGGGCCTCGACGACGAGGGCCTGCGCGTCCTGTGCGGCGCGGGCAAGCTCAACTGCGGGGGAGGTGCCCATGTAGTCGACCTGGACGGCGGACGCCTCTACGGACGCCTCTATGAGCCGCTGCTTCTGCGTCAGTAGTTCGGTGACGCGGCGGTCCAGGAGGTGGTCGGCGATGAGCCGGGTAACGATGACGCCGCGGGTCTGACCGATCCTGACGCATCGATCCTCGGCTTGCGCGTTCAGCGCCGGGGTCCATGCCAGGTCGACGAGGATCAGGTGGTGGGCGTGGGTCAGGGTGACGCCGACGCCCATAGCGCCGATGGTGCCGGCGATCCCGCGCAGTTTCCCGGCCTGGAAGTCGGCGACGATTCGCCCGCGCTCGTCAGCAGAGACGGAGCCGGTGATCAGACCCCAGCCCTCGCGCTTGCCGAGGGTTTCGACCGGGGGTAAGTGAGCCGAGAAGACGACGACTGGCTCCTCCTCCTCCTCGTAGGACTCGACGAGCTCCAGGAGGGCGGGGATCTTCGCGGTGGCGAGCATGGCCCGGGCGCGGGACATGCGCTGGAACAGGATCTGGTGGGCGCTCTGGCTGACTTCTTTGGCCAGGTCGTCGAGGGTCGCGCCGGCGGCGCTGAGGGCCTGCAGGACTTCGTCGCAGGCGGCGACGGTATTCCGGTCGAGTCCGTTGACTGGCAGGTCGCGGCGGGTCTTCGTTGGCAGGTCGGGGAGTACATCTTCCCGGTGCCTCCGGAGGCTGACCTTGCGCAGCAGCTCGGGGACATCGTCGGTCGCCTTGCCCCACTCGTAGCCCCAGCGGCCCTTGTAGCCGCGGAAGGCGCTCACGAACTGTGGCCAGGACCCGAAGGATTCCTCGGCCAGACCGGCAGCCTGCAGGACGCTCCACAGCTCGGGGGGCCTATTGAGCAGAGGGGTACCTGTCAGCAGCCAGACCCGGCTGCCGTTGTCGCGCGCGGCCTTGCTCAGGCTGCGGAAGCGCTTTGTGCGAAGTGCGGCTGGGGACTTGCAGCTGTGTACCTCGTCTGCGATCACCACGAGCCCAGGCGGCGGGATCGGCAGCTCCTCGTCCTCGGCGGGCAGACAGCCGTAGGTGCAGATGAGCAGCTGTCCCGGGGCGGGCCAGATGAACTGCGCCTTGCTGGCGATCTTGCCGGTCTCCAGGTCTGGGCGCCAGCGGGCGCACTCGGTGAGCCAGAAGCGGGAGACGGCGGCGGGGGCGACGACGAGTACGGCGGCGTGATCTGGGCAGGCGATGAGAGCTTGACAGCTTTTCCCTAAGCCCTGCTGATCGGCCAGCAGGGCGCGCTTGCGCGGTGCCAGCCACTCGACGCCGGTACGCTGATAGGGGTAGAGGTGGAGACCAGAGGTGGCGAGCGCCGTCTCAGCGCTCGCCAGCCTCTGGCGTCCGGCCTCTAGGAGGGTCGTGGCCTCGTCGGCTTCGGACGTGAGCTGGGCGGCGATCTGCGGGTCCAGCTCGACGGCCATGTCGGCAGCTTGCAGGTCGCGCAGGAGGCCCGGGACTGCAGCGACGGCGGCGCGGTTGGTCTTGCTCGACGGGACGTACCTGCCGCCGTGGCTGGAGACGATCTCGCGGTATCTGGCGAAGCGCTCGCCGCCGAGGTATTCGGTCAGGCGGAGGGTCACGCTCTGGCCGTCGGGATCGAGGGTGATGGAGATCACTGGGCTATCCTCTTGCGGGCGGCATCCTCTCGGATGACAGCGTTGCTGGCGTGCTCTGCCAGCGCCATCATGTTGGCCTCGACGAGGACCACACCTAGCGCTAGATTGTCCCACTCAGCCGACGCTACTTTCAGGGCGTCCTCGCCCTGCGGGTAGTAATCTCGCCCATTTGGCCAAGCGCTCTGCATAGCCGTGAGCAGCTGGCGCGCGGCACGAGCGACGTCAATCGCCTGGTCGTATAGTGCCTGCGCCGAGGTGCCGTTGTGGTGGATCGTCGGGAGGATCACGGCGTCCACTCCGTGGCTCCCAGGTCGTCAATCTCGTGCTGGTCGAGGGCCACTGCGAGGTAGACGCCGAGGTAGGATGACACCATCGCGAGCGTAGAGCGGGCCGCTCCCCACGTCGCCGCGAGGCGGTCTACGTCCGAGGCGAGGCTCTGGAGCAGTCCAAGGGGATTGTCGGGCCGGAGGGCGCCCCCCTCCAGGCGTGCGGCTTCCCGGCCACAGCAGGCGGTGGCGGAGCGGAGTGCGGTCAGATAGCTCCCGCGTTGCCACACGTACTCCATGTAGGCTCTGTTTAGAAGCGGAAGGGCCCATAGGGCTTCTTCGGTCTTCTGTGGCGGGACTATCTGGATCGCCATTTTCTCTCTCCGCGAGGGTGCGCTCGATGGATCCTCAGTCGGTCCAGACGACGTATCCCAGACCGTGGATGCCGTGCTCTGGTCCGATGATGGACGTCCATTCGGGGCCGAGCCCGAGCAGGGCCTCGAGGGAGGCCGTGTCGAGTCCCCACGGCGCTCCGCCGACGAGGTGCGCAGGCCCGCCGTCCGGCGTGGTGTCCAGGACGACGGTGCGGCTCTCGACCCCGGCCATGGGGGCGGTGGGGTCGGCGAAGATGGCCTGACGGCCAGCGCTCGTGGTCTCTACTGCTACGTCGATGATGCGCTCCATCTTGATCTCCCTTTCGTGTGTCGTCTTGTCCATGCCTTATAATATAGCGCATAGCGCCAGAAAGTCAAGGGGAAAGATGGGCTTGACCAAAAATACTTGACGTCGTATAATTGGACGCATGGACTTGGTCACCGTCCCCGAGGCAGCGAAGATCCTGGGTATCTCCGAGCGGGCGCTCGGTAAGCGCCATCATGCGCGTGGGGTCGGCTCCAGGGTCGGGCGGCTGATTGTGTTCACGCCCGCGGACATGGACTTGATGCGGGCGTGGCCGTATCGGCCTGGGCGGCCTGGTATCTGCTTGCCAGAGGAGACGTCATGACGGCTCTGACGCGTGTAACAGACCCTGGGATCCTCGCGATCCCGGCGTCGCTGATTTCGCCGACGGCCCTCTGTCTCACGGAGAACGCCGATCTATCCCTCGAGGCTGGCCTCGGGCTGCTGCGCCAGTGCGGAGTGGTCGAAAACGGCTCGCGCTTCTGGCAGGGGGACCTTTTTCTGTGGTTGGAGCGCCACTACCCGGACGAGCTCCATCAGGCGCTATCACCTGAGGAGTTCAATTTGCTGCGCCCGTATATCTGGGTGAGCGAGCGATGTCCTCCGGAGATCCGTCATGCCTCGTGGTCCCACTGCCGGGCTGTCGGTGCTGTGCCCGAGGCTGAGCGCGAGGGCTGGCTGATCCGCGCTGACTCTGAGGGTTGGTCGGTGCGCGATCTGAAGGCGGCGCTCGCAATGCCTGCGGAGGGGCTTCGTACCTCCGACAAGGGCCTCGACCCGAAGGTGCCGCGCAAGATCGACAAGGAGGGGGTGCTGTCGCTGAGCCACGAGCGCATCGGCGCGACGTGGACCGCAGACGACGACCTCGCGGTGCGGGCGGCGCTGGGGATGGACTAACAGGAGATGCGCGGTGGAGCAGTGGTAGCTCGCCAGCCTCATAAGCTGGAGGTCGCCGGTTCAACTCCGGCCCGCGCGTCCAGTGTCATCCCTGTAACTTGCGATCCCACCGGCCGTCTGCGTCGGATGGAGGTCGGCGAGGCGAATCGCTTCCAGGGCGCGCTCAAGTCGCTGGCGCCCGAGCAGTACGCCAAGGCCCGCCAGTCGATTCTCGACAAGGGCTTCTTTGCGCCGTTGTTCCTCTGGACTCATCTGCCAGACGGGACAGAAATCGACTGCCCTATGATCCTCGACGGTCACCAGAGGGAACATGTCGTGCGTACTGAGGGCTGGCAGCTTGAGGGCGGCGGCTACCCGGTAGTGGAGATCGTCGCCGCGGACGAGAAGGACGCCGCTGAAAAGGTCCTGCTGCTGCTGTCCACTTACGGCAAGATTGAGCCGCAGGGGCTGTACGACTTCACTCAGGCGCATGGGATCGAGCTGCCAGAGTTCGACCTGGCGGAGCTGCCGGATATCGACATGGCAGCGTTCATCGAGGAATTCCATGAGATTCCAACGGTTCCATTGGATGGCGGCGAAGACGGCGAAGACGGCGAAGACAACGGCGAGGAGACCATAGAGTTGGTCTTGCATGCCAAGGCGTCGAAGGTGACTGCGCAGCTACTCGACGAGATTCATAAGTTTGCTCAGAGCAACGGATTGCGATTCGTCACGGACGACGCCTCCAGGCCGGACCGGAGGTACTGGGGTTCCTGGAAGAAAGGCGACGTGGTGAAGCCACAATGACGCTGCGCGTCGGCTACAGGACCTTCGGGCGCACGTCCTTGAACTACGGGATGTACTTGTGCCTGGAGAAGGTCCGGCAGATGGAGGGCGTGACGCTTGAGTCCGTGTCCCTCTACACGGCCAAGAGCTTCGACGTGCTCCTCTTCTCGTTTTTTTGGTGGGAGCACTTTTACGACTACGCTGCCTTTCTGCATGAATGCAAGATCGACCCGGTCAAGAGTCGGTCGCCGCTGGTCATCATCGGCGGTTTCCAGGCTTACAACTTCGTGTCTCTGGGCAGTCTCTATCACTGGTCGTGTATCGGCGATGGTGAGCAGTTCTTGCCCGATTCTTTGGCAGCCATACGGGACGATGATGAGCAGAGGATTGCGTCCCTTCCTGGGGCCCGGTGGCCCGGGAAGAAGGAGTTGACTGAGTGGCGCTCTGACGAGTTCTCGGCCACAGCAATGGTCGAGCCTGGCCAGAAGGCCACACGCATCGAGATCGCCCGTGGTTGCAAGTACAAGTGCGCCTTCTGTGCGCTGACCTACCTGAAGCCATATCGAGAGGGCAAGCCAGAGGACATCAAGGAACTGATTTTAAGGGCACCAAACAAGAATGTTGCCTTGTTCGCGCCGGAGCGCCTTGCTCACTCTGGATACGACGAGATCGACTGTTTTACAAAGGACGCCGGCAAGAATAATACCGCCTCTGACTTGCGCTGGGACAACCTCGCGCAACGACCAGGCCACAAGGGCACGGTGCTGTTCGGCCTAGAGGGCATGAGTGAACGGCTGCGCTTCGGCATCGGCAAGCACATCACGGACGATGGCTTCGTCGAAGGCTGTCAGAAGCTGGTCAGAGAAGCCGGCGGCAAGCGCGGCATCAGGTTCTACATCATTCTCGGGCTTCCTGGAGAGACAGGTGATGACTATGAGGCCTGGACGGAGCTGCTTCGCAAGATCGACGCGACGCCAGAAGCTAAGGGTCTCACCCTGACGCCGTTCGTTAACACCTTCTTGACGCAGCCGTTCTCGCCGCTGCAGTGGGGTGCCTCGGCGGACCCGTGGGCCGACTACGCTGGCCGGTTCAAGCGGGCCCTATGGCCGCACGGGCACGACGACTCGAAACGTTGGCGCACAACCATCGCGTTCACGGCACGGATCTGGGGTCCGCTCAGTCGGGTCAAGGCACAGTTGGCGGTCCGTGGTGACGAGCGGGTTGAGCACGTGCTTCGCGATATGACCGTCAACTCCAAGTTGCGCAGCCAGATCGGCCGGTCGGGGCCGCGCGGGGCGCGCATCTTCGCGCGTTACCTGGAGCAATACTACGGCTACTCGGTGGACTATCTGTGCGGGCCCCTTGACCCTCATGGCACCTACCCGTGGGAGGTGGTGCAGACGCACGTGAGCAAGGAGACTTTGTACCGGCGCTGGCTGGCCTACCAGCGACGGACCGACATGCTGGACGCTGCCACGTACCAGCAGATCAAGGCGGAACGTCGGGTGTCTGACGAGGTGGACGAGGGCGCACCTCTGTTCGCGGAGACCGCTTGATGTCCAAGCGCAAGACGCCCGTGAAGGAACCGGTGAAGACCGTGCCGGTTGGTGCGCCAAAAAGGTTAGGGAACGCGCGGACCAAGGCGAACACCGCCCGCCTCAAGGCCGAGTTCGTCGCTGCTTTGCGCAACGTCGGCGTCATGCGTTATGCCTGCGATCAGGTCAAGGTGAGCAAGTCCACCGTGGCCAGGTGGCGCGCAGCCGACCCGGCCTTCGAGGCGGCGGTGCTCGAAGCTCTGGACGACGCTGTCGAGGTGATGGAGCGAGAGGCTTTCCGCCGGGCCGTGGTTGGCACCGAGAAGCCCGTCACCGTCGCCGGGCAGCGGGAGGTGATCCGTGATTTCTCCGATGTGCTGCTCATATTCTTGCTCAAGGCGAACCGCCCCGAGAAGTACCGGGAGCGCTACGAGCACCAGCACTCTGGCCCTGCCGGCGGGCCGATCCAGGTGCAGGACATGATGCGGGCGGCGGCGTCGGAGCTTGAGCGGCAGGATCGCGAGTCAAAGAAGTGACCTTCCAGGCCCAGCAACAGCTACAACCCCCCGGCTGCGCTGGTCTGGCGCGGGGTCCCTGTCAAGTGGGCAGGGGCCCCGCAGTGCAAGCCCACAGGGAGTCGCATCCGACTGCGGACGCGGCATTGGGGCACGCCAGACACAGGGCAGTCTCAATGCCTGCGGAGGGGCTTGGTACCTCCGACCGCTGTGGGGCTACGCCGCCGGCTCCCGTAGGAGCTCTCCGTTTGCGATGGGTGACCGAAAGAGCCTGGCGGCCAATACGCGGAGTCTCAATGCCTGCGGAGGGGCTTGGTACCTCCGACCGACACGTGGCGATGAAAGCTGCAGAGATAGACGCGGGGCAGTGTTACACGGACGGCATGGGGGTCGTGCGCAAAGTCGTGGACCTGGGGCCGCCATGGGCCGTGGTTAGTCATGGGCAGGAAGTGGAATACTGCGTACTCGCTAGGCCTGGTGGGCTGCGGCGCGACGACCGCGAAGACACGACGGTCGTCACGCTGAGAAGTTTTGCGCGGTGGGCCAAGAGCAGAGCCCAAGATTCGTCTATGAGGTCCACGTGAGGTTATCGCCTACCACAGAGTCCCGTATCGTCCTGCACGCCAGTGGCAACGGTACCTGCTTCGCCGAGCTGGTCGAGGGCATGGAGGGGCTTGTCCAGTCGATTGTCTCTAGGGCTACGAGAGGCGAGCGCAGCAGCGTCCATGACGAGCTGGAGCACGAGGGCCGGGCGGCGCTTTGCGAGGCCGTGGTGACGTGGGAGGAGGGAAAGGGGCGGTTTGCCACCTTCGCCGGCCGGCGGATCCTGCGCTCGGTGATAGGTTATCTTCGTACGATAGACGGCGGCACACAGTGGCGCGCGCGGCGCCAGCAGGAGGCGCGCCATCTACGGCGGATGGTGACTGATGAGCTGGATGACACTCCAGAGGCGTGGGAGCAGGCGCACGTAGCGACGGCGTGGGGGCGAAAGATGTCGTACGCCGTCCCGATCGCTGGCGAAGAGCAGTTGTCGCGGGTGCCGCTGGAAGATGCTCCAGAGTCGTTCCTGGGGCGGCCGCCGGAGGCCGAGGACGGGGCCGAGGGGAGGTACTACCAGCGGTGGCAAGCTCTGACCCGGGCACAACGGGTGCTCGTGGACCGAGCCGAGCGGATGGGAACGGAGGCTGGCGGGGTGTCGCTGTCTCAGCTTGCCGTCTCCGTAGGTCAATCGAGGAATCATGTGCAGGCTCGCCTCGGGGAGGCACTGGCGGTGCTGGTAGTGGGGGACGCTTGACGCGCTCTGAGCAGCGTCTCGTTGCTGAGCTTGAGCCGCATCCCGCGTCCGAGCGGATCTTCGGCCATCTCGGTCCGGACGAGTTCGAGGACCTCAAGTCCGACATCCTGAGGCGAGGGCTGCGGCATCCGATTGAACTGGATTCCAAGGATCGGGTTGTTTGCGGCGGGGAACGCTTACGCGCGATCCGTGAGCTCGGGTGGAAGCACGCCACGGTCCTGATCCACGACCACCTCGTCTTAGAGGAGGACTCGCTTGAGGAGCTCGTACTCGACAATCTGATCCGGAGGCATCTTCTGCCATCCCAGATGTACCGGGCTGGGGTGGAGCTGGAGAAGATCGAGGC